CACACTGCACGGTTTAACTGTACCACCCTGCCGCTAATTCTGTACCATCTTACTGGTTGGCTGTACCAGCCGTTAAATTTCTCCTTATAATGATTGTGGCACACCTAATGTGTGACTACTAATGATCTCTCGGAATCATGAGTGATCACAGCCAGCAGACGCTGGCGTTGAACTTTGAAAAGTTAATATTATCTGAAATGCGAAAAATAGACATACTGAAATAGACATAGCTGTCGCTATATCTGAAAAAATGCGATATAATACTCAAGGATCATGCTACTTCCAAAATCAACTTTCGTAATGGAGATTCGAAAGGCAGATCCCATGCATCAAGATGTTGCAGCATCATGATGTGATAGAGGCGGCAGTACCACATCTTAGTAGAGCGGTGTCTGCCGCTTTCTAATTGAAAGTCTATTTTCTCACGTTTATTGGAACGTTCTGCCGAAGTCCGGGCGTTGAATTCCTTTTTCCATTCCTTCGTGTCACGTGGCGGGAAGTTAATCAGTCTTGGGTTATCTTTCATAGCCAGATGGACTGTCCTGCCATACTTGGAATCCGAGCAGGGCTGTGTGCAGGAACAGCCGTATTTCCGGCTGGCCAGAGGGCAGCGGAATTTCAGCCTTTTCTTGGAAGGCTCCGAACCGTCATGACGCATTTTTCTTCCTGCTTTACAGACGGGAATGCCGTCTTCACCGATGGTGAAATCATTTTTATATTTTACTTTGATACCCCGTTTTACATTCAGGTCAATAAAGGGCTGGATGTGGTTCTTGCTGCAGTAAATGTAATAGGGCACTTCATCAGGGAGTTAACGCCCCGGAGGGTCTCATTCATGTCAATCCCGTACAGTTCTTCCAGAGTCAGCGCCTGTTTCGTCAGGTTGGTTAGGTCGGTATCCCCCAGATCCCCCAGGTTCTTCTTGACTATGATGACCGCTTCCGCCACCGCGTCCATACTCTGCCCTACACCGGAACCGTACACATTTTTCACAACCTCGGCACTGGCCGCAGCCGCCTTTCCGGTTTCCCCGAAATAGGCGTTCACTTTGGAAACCGCTGTCTCCGTCTCCGCATAGGCGTTTACCGCCTTATCACCCACATCCTGGATCTTATCCCCTACCACGGATAATTGGTCGGCAGCTTCCATAAGCGCCGCCCCCTTCGTTGCCTGGGCAATGTCCTCTATATCATCAGCGGCTCCCTGGGCCGCATCCCCCACATCGTTCAGATCTTCAATCAGATTCCGGATCGCCTGCCCGTCATCCACCGTATCCAGGGCATCGGTAAGCTGCCGAATATCTGCCTTCCCTCCGGTAGCCGCTTTCCCGATCTTTTCAATGGCGGTTTTCAACTGATCCGAGGAAGCCGTCCCATTCCGGATCGCCGTAACCAGACGGCTCCCCAGAATATCTGCATAATCGTCCACATTGGAACCCGTAGCAGCAAACAGCTTATTCAGCCGTTCCGTATTGGCGGAAAGACGTTCCTGCTCCGACTGCAGGCCGGACAGGTCTGCCCGATACCGGCTCAATACCCCACGGGTTTCCTCCACCTCCCGCTGAAAAGCCATGTACTGATCTTTTCCAAGATCACCCCGCTCAAAGGCTTTCGCCACATCCTCCTGGGCTTTTTCCAACGCTTCCAGCTTCTTTTCCGTATCCCCGATAGCCGCCTGCAAAAGCTCCTGCTTCTGCGCCAGGAGAACAGTATTGGACGGATCCAGTTTCAAAAGGTTATTCACATCCCGAAGCTGGCTCTGGGTTTTCTTTATAGAACTATTTACATCATTCAGCGACTTTTCCAGCCCGCTGGTATTGCCGCCGATCTCCACCGTAATCCCCTTGATCCGGCCCGCCATGTGCTATCACCTCCCGAAAAAAGGCATAAAAAATGCCCGGATCGCTCCGAGTCTCTTTAAAAATTTGCTTAAAATTTTGCCTTTAAATTTCATAAATTTTTCATTGATTTTTTCTCTGCCGATACATATAATATAGGTGTAAGAACGTTTTACAGTGTACGGCATGGAAACACTGTTTATGCAAACACGTTTCGCAATGTACGGCAAAGAAACATTGCTTACACAAATACGCTTCACAATGTGCGGCAAAGAAACATTGTTTATCAGCCTCCGGTGAGAGCCGGAGGCTTTCTTTTACAAGAAAGAGGTATCCAAATGATAGAACGAGGTTTATATTACGCTACCCCTGAATTTTCTAAAATGATCCAATCCGTTGGCGGCACCTGGAACGATACCAAGCACCGCCCTATGGTCTGCCTTATTAAATCCAGCGAGCATCCCGATTTATACTGGGCCATTCCTATGGGAAAACTAAACCATAGAAACCATGCCCAACAGCAGAGACTGAATTTTTATCTTACCCTTCCGGAAAGAGACATCCGCTCCTGCTACTACCATATCGGGCGTACATCGTCACAGTCTATTTTCTTCATCAGTGACGCAATCCCGATTACGGATAAATACATAGACGGGATACATGTAGGCGGAGATCAAAAACATTACATCATCAAAAACAAAAATCTTATTGCGGAACTGGAACGGAAACTTTTCCGTATTCTTTCCCTGGAAAATTCCAGAAAAAACCACTTCCGGCAGCACATCACTGATGTAAAGAACTTTCTTCTTTCAGAATTACGCTCAGAGGGCAACTGATCCCCAGTTGCCTTTTCGTCAAAATTTATCGAAATCCTCCTGCGTGGCCACTACCGCATATTTATGCTCATCGTTCCGGCTCTCCATATACATATCGTTCACCATTCCGATGGTCAAAAGATCCAGATCCCGGATGGACAGCCCCAGCTGCACGCACCGCAGGAGGAACAGGGGCGTCGTCATTTCCCGGTCAGTCGGGCGAAGTTTTTTTTAGCCTGCACATCCGTCTGGGTATTCAGCCCCCAAAGCTCTATGATCTGCGGCAGTACCTGATAAATCGAAAAAGTATTGAACCCGTCCAGCCACTCCTCCGGCGTATCCGGTATGGAAGGATCCGCGTGCTTCGCCATCACATAGGCAATATTCTCAAACATTTCCAGGGAAAACAGATCCAGATTGGAATTTTCCGGATCATTCTTATCAATCCCCTTTTCCAGATCCCGCAGATCCTTATAAATATCCCTATGGAACCGCATCCGGTAAATCCGGGGAATGGCGGCGGACGCCTTAAAGGCGACCTCCTGACCATCAATCATGATATTTTTCTTCATGCTCATAATGTCTCCCCTCCGATTTCATCCTCTTCCATTTCCCGCAGGCCGGACTGCTGTACCCCGGAGGTCTCCGGATCTGTCACCGTCGGCATATACACAGAGGTATACCAGCCGGTGTAGACCGTATCCGTGGTGCTGTCCCCGGTACGTGCCTTCACATAGCCGTTGGCCAGGGGCGCCGCCGTGATGGCCAGCGTTTCCGTCTGTACCTCAATCTCTTCCTCATTGGTCGCGGACTCAATATTCGGCCTTGCCGCCGAACAGTTGTACAGCACATGGCGGATCTTCTTCACATCCCCGTCAAACTCAAAAAGCAGGGCAAAGTTCGCCGTTTCCACGTTGGCGCTCTCCACCAGTACGCTGTTGTCATCCAGGGATTCCTTCAGCACATCCGTCCGGAAACTCTCCGGCACCATGGCCAGTTCCAGATCCCCCTCATAGCCCATGTTGTTGGAGATCGTATAGTAGGCGTACCCATCCGCGTAAAAATTGGACGGCTCGCCGTTAGGTTCCAAGGACAGGGATACCGCGCCCGGCATAGCCACCGGCGTTCCGAAAGTCACGTCCCCGTCCTCATCCACCGTAATCAACGCATAATGTACGTTGCAGATATTAAATTTTACTTTATTCTTCTTTGTAGACATTTCCTACTCCCTCCATCTCAAAAGAGTACAGAACCTCATACAGCTTTTCGCTTTCGATCCAGGTTTCCGTCTTGTTATAAAAAACTCCTGCTGCATCCAGGGCATCCTCCATCTTCCTCTCCGCAGCTAAATCCTTCTGGTCCGTATATAATTCCACCCGCACCTCGCTGATC